TTTCTTTCACTACCTTTGTTAAAACCTTTCCAAAGGTGTCTAAAAATTCTTACACTTGACCATTTAGATTTAACCCAAGCAAGTTCACAATCAGATTGTGTATCGGTCATTTTGGCTTCTACACGCTTATCCCAAACAAACCAATTGTTAGATTGTGGCAAAGCATGACAATAATAATTTGCACCCCACCAAACTTGTCTTGGTATTTGTAAAACACCTTCAACGATTTGATAAGCCTCAACAGCATAGTCAATAGTATCGTCTTTAAAATCTTTTAAATTATGATTTTTAGCTAATCCAGTTTTTCTGGCAGTCCTATCGCCTTTTTCATTGATTCCATAAGGCGGGTCTGTATAGCAAATGTCTATTTTTGCATTATCAACAAGACTTTCAACAGCATCAATGCTTGTGGAGTCTCCGCACATTAAACGATGGTTGCCCAACTGGTAAATGTCGCCCATCTTGGTCTTAGGCTCATCAGGAACATCAGGAACAGCATCCTCGTCTGTCAGCCCTTCCACTACCTCTGGCTCTAGCAGGGCGTTTAGTTCCTTGGGGTCAAATCCCAACATTTCCAAAGCAAACCCGTCTGCCAATAGTTCATTCAACTCTATGGTCAGCATTTCATTGTCCCAGCCTGCATTGAGTGCCAGGCGGTTGTCGGCAATGATGTAAGCCTTACGTTGGGTTTCAGTTAGGTCTTTTAACTCAATTGTGGGGACTTCTTTGTAGCCTAGCTTTCTTGCTGCCATAAGCCTGCCATGCCCTGCAATGATGCCGTTCTCCCCATCTACCAATATCGGGTTAGTCCAGCCGAATTCTTTGATGCTTGAGGCAATCTGGGCTATTTGCTCATCAGAGTGGGTGCGGCTGTTATTGACATAAGGTATCAATTTATCCACAGGCTTTTGCACAATTTTTAGCATGGTGTCCTCAAAAAAATGGGAGCATCAGCCCCCAAAAGCTGGCAACTGCATTTTGTCAGCGTACTCATTTTGCAATGTCCGGTACAGGAATGTCAACAGGCCATTGGTTTGTGTCCACTAACAATTGAACTGTTTTGAAGTGGGCGATGTTCCATGCTTGCTGTCTTTCAACCTTTGACCACTTTGCACCTTGGTCGATGTCGTAATGGCAAGTTTGGCATAAAGCTGCTACCAGATTATCGTCTGCTTTTATTCCTCGACCTTTGCCGCCACCCCAATTGCTATGAGCCGCTTGAATTCCATGTTCTGTTCCACAAAGCTGACAGGATAGAGCCGCCACTAATTTTAGCAGTTTCTGGCTTCTCACATACTTGTGTTTCGGGTATTGCATATTCTTTTGTATAAAACTTGTGGTTGTTTTCGCACTGGCGCTTTCGGCTGACGAATTCTGGGTTTGATCGGGTATCTAAAACTTTGAGGGTTTCAGAGCTGCATCTGGGACACATCATGCCAATCCTCTTTCTGTTTCTATTGTCACGACACCATGAATGGCAGTCATTAATTGATAGCCGCCAAATTTTCCATGCAACATATCGGCAAACTTCTCATGAAATCCCCTTGATAACTTGTCTGTGAATTCTTTAATTGCTTCAACTTGAATCATTTTTGATGTTTTTATTGTCAGAAAATACTGAATTTCATCCTCGTTTACAGGGCAAATTGCATTGAATTTGATTTTGTAAGTGTTCACAACAATGATTCCTGTTCCATTAATTGATAAAAATTCCATTGAGATGGTGCGTTGTGCGCCTCAATCCTTGACCGCATAACTTGCGCCCTGGCTTCTTTGGTCGGTGGTGGGTAATTGCCATGCTTCCAATTGACATCAATGCCCACATTTCTGCCAATGTTGGTGCTGTCAGCTGATGCAAATGGCAGTTTTGTAAAGATTGCAGGGTCTAACATTCTTAAACCATGCAGTTTGCAAGAGGGTCTGCCCATGTCATCACAGATCACACGCATGGCTTGACCCATCTTTATCCACCAGTTCTGTGTTCCAACTGTGGAAAACTCCCCTGAACTGCCAATACAAACTCTGACATATGTGTTTGCCAGTTGTTCAAGGCGTTCTAAGGATTCGTGCATATGCCAAACTGGTGCGCCAAACCATGTCGGCAAAGGGCAATCTCTGAGCAAGGCATCGTTGTCTGCCTCATTGCCATCAATGACATCGGGGATAACTGCAAAGTCACACGATGGTACTTTCTTAAGATTTAGCGCCCAATCGTAAAAGGGCTGCCAATCTGTAATTGGCTTGCCTGACCGCCAAGCTGAGAACGCCCCGTTGTCTATTGCAAAGGATTGAGCCACCTCAATGGCTGTGGATAACTGATCTGAGTGGGCAAACGAAACAAACGCATGACCATTTTCAATTGCTTTGACAGCAACTGTTGCGGGTGTAATTGGTAGGCCGTGATAGTGAATCATGTCTCAATCCCCTTTTCTGCCATCCATGCCAAGAGCCATTCAATGAACTCTGAGCCTTCTTCTTTGGTGAATTTGTGACTTTGGAGGCCAAGCTGGACAACCCTTTGCCCGTCTAGGCTCGGTGCAATCTTGCCGATCTTGCGACCAGTTTCATGCGCCCAGGCATCGATGAGCAATCTTTTCCAATCCTCTGCTGTCCATTCTGACCCTGCTGCTTTCATTTGCTTGGCAACCATGTCAATCAGGGCATGGAACATATCATTCTGATCTGTGCTGCGGGTGGCTTTTTTGACCTCTAAACGCAGTTGTTTCCCTGCCTGTAAGGTTTCTTTGATCTTGGGCCATAAGTCTTTTAGGACTGTGTGTGCTTGTTGGCTGTTATGTAGGGTGACAATCATGCTTGCCTCACTATGACTTCAACCTTTGCCACTTCACCATAAACCTTGGTGGCATGAATAGATGTGATTTGGGAGTCGTTGTCAAATACGATTTTGTCCATGCCATCGATTACGCTCTTGACCACATTGTCCAAATCTGGCTTTTTGGTGTGTTTCTCAGAATCGATTAAACAAGCCTCAGTGCGTTTTTTTGAGTATGAGGCGGGAACAGGAAAGGTGACATAAATAAACGCCTCCAAAGCCCCTTCTAGCGGTTCTGATGACCCCATTGCCGCCTTTGCCATCATCCCAACATCGGATTCATAGTTCTTGGTCTTTTCAGGGGTGTAGGCAACAGGAAACTTGCCTCTTGTGGAAAACCTTGGTCTGCCCTTTGGTACAGGCTCGCCATAAATCGTGAACATGATCTGAATCATTTTTTATCTTTCTGTTCGTTCATGCGTTTTTTCAGGTCATCAGCAGCCGCTTGACCTCGCTTCTTGGCAATGTCCAACAGGGTCTGTTGCCACCAGTATTGGGCTTCTCCCCTGCCCTCCTCCAAGGCTTTCTTGCGGTATCGAGCCATCCATTCCCGAGCCTCGCTGTTCTTCATAGTCTCCTGTAAGTTCAAGCGCTCTTGTGATGATGAATTCGCTAAATTGTTGGCCTTCTCTGACCCTGTTAAGAATGGCTGTTGCTTGTGCATGATTCACTTAATTTGCTCCTGGCCCTTTAAAGCAATGCGCCATGCCTCACGCTGTTGGCTGGTCAATCGTTCACCAGCTTTCTCACGGGATTTTAGTTTGTGTGCCCAGGCTTTCATGTCTTGCGGCTGCTTTAACAAGTTTCTCAAGTCTTGCAGGGTTTTAATTTTTTCCTCAGGTGTGTAAACCTTTTGGGCTAGTGTTGGCTCTGGTCTAGGCTTTTGATATTGCTCCTCGGTAATTCTGGGCCACTGATGAGATTGTGACCATGCGTGAGCTGAACACAGCCTGCTGCCCATATCTACCGCCCATCGGTTTGGGCATCCTTTTGCTATGCAAAAAGAATCATTGTTCTCGGTGATTTTTGATTCTTCATATTTGGCTTTTGATTTTAAATAAGTCATTTTTGCTCCTGATGATATGCACCTTCAATAATGCGAGGAAATTTACTTGCAGTTAATAAAAACTCAAAATTTGCTTTCCAATCTTTAGTTTTTCCAGTCAAAAATTTAGATTTACCAACATGACGAAAAAACCAATCAAAAAACTCAAGCCCTTTTTGTCTGTCCAGTTTGTCAGTTGTAACGACTTCACGCCATCGAGCAGAAATCATTCGTTTACGTGAATCACTGATAACAGTTATCTGAGGAAGCATCGGTAAATGTTTGTTGTACAACTCAACAATTTCAGAAATAGGTGCTGCCGGACTTGATCTTGCTGGTGCAAGGTCATGAGTAATATCTGTGTTTTGTGTAATGTGTAATGTGTTATGTGTAGCATTGCTTTCGGATTGCGTTGGTAATGCGTTCGCATCCTTTTGCCTATTCCATCTGGCTTTTGCGCTCTCACTGGCTTTTTGTGACTTGTCGCCAGCCTTGGCTAGTTCTTT